CCATTTGATAGGTCACCTAAAGTTGCTGTTAGAGCACCAGCAGCAGTTATGTCGGTAGTTCCGTCATAATTTTTACCACCAGATAAAGAATATCCAATATTGCCGTTTGCAGCAAATTTAATATTCTGTGCATTTTGATCCCATGCCACAGCAGTCTCTTTTACAAATCCATTTCCAGTGCTCTTAAATGCTGTTGTAACAGGACTTGTAGGACCACTTAATCCAAAGATATTGTCTGAAGCATTAAGTAAAAACTTTCTCCAGTATGAAGCAGATCCAGCAGAGAATTCAGCGTCTTTTGCTTTTGATAGATTTAAATTCTTTTCAAGAATTGTTCCTGCGTTTCCAGTAACATCTCCATCATCGTCAATTACAACAACATGAACCTCATCAAATCTAGAACTCCTTGCTGCAGCATATGCTGATGTTCCTGGTCTTTCTGCGATTTGATTCCAACTAATTGGAACTCCGTTTGTGGTTGTGATCGTTTGACTATCAAACCAATCTGCTGTAGAACTTACTGTAGTAGTTGTAGTTTGAACAGCACTATTGTTTAGAACAGCAATTTGACTTGTTCCAAACTTATACACACCTGATGCTTCATAGTCCTTTTCGATTTCAGTTCCACCATTTGGTGTATGTGATAAGAATTTAACTGTAACTGTTCCAGTTCCTATTTCAGTGATAATACCTTTAAATGTTCCATCAAGAACTGAAGTTGTTCCTGCACCAGGTAATACACCAGATGCTGTTTGAGTAATACCAAATCCAACTGTCATTCCAGTTGTGCTAGCCACTGATATAACTTGATCAGCAAAGGAGTCTATGATCGCAACTTTTAATCCATTTGCCCATGAACCAGGATTTCTTGCAGCAACTACTGTTCCTGCCAAGGTGCTTTCATCATATCCTTTATTAATATAATCATCTACACTATTAATAGTCACAGTGCCACCATCGTCAGTAGCATTGTTTAAATTAGCATCTGTTGCTCTAACAACACTTAACTGTCCACCATACGCTAAGTATGATGATGCTACCATCCAGTATTCGACTTGATCGTCTGTGTTGTATGGTTTGCCAAAATTATCAATTAATTCCTGCTCACTCTCAATTATTATTGGGATGTTAACAGGTCCTTTTTCAAAAGGTCCTACAATTGCAGCATTCTTGTCAGTAGCAGAATCTACTCTGCCGATGGTTAAATCAACTTCTCTAACTACAATTCCAGGAGATGCTAAATTTACTGGCATCTTTTATTCTCCGAATCTCGAAATATGTTAAAATTATTTATTAAAATGACCTTTTTGATTGGGGAAACAGTACATGAACGTACTTATGTATCTTCTCCTCTGCTTGTTTTCTGAGAGAATTTAGATTCATATGGTGATATACTTCATATACAACTTCGTCTAATTCTTCTTTAGTTAAATCTGGATATAGTTCTTCTACAATATTATCTAAGTGTATACCCACTGAAGGTTCTGCTAAATTTTTCATTTACTTTTATTTATCACCAATCAGGATACTGCCAATCAACAAAAGGTGTTCTTTTCTTTCGAGTATCAACAATTCTCTTGATAGTACACACTTTACACTCATATGAATATGATGATGCTGTGGCACCTCTTCCTTTTCTAGATCTATAAAATCCTTCGATTAAATTCTTTTCTTCACCACAAACCCGACACTTTCTATCATTAAGTAGTAGATGTCCAAGTTTTAACTGGTCATCAAATTCCATTAACTTCTTTGATTTATTTTAGGTTTTCCGAATGTTTTATATTCTAACTGTTCTTTGAGAAAATCAACCTGCATTTTCAAACTTCTATTTTCTTTCTCTAAATCTTTGATGTGTTCTTCGTATACGGTGATCATGTTTTTAGTTTCTTTCATTTACCTGTAATCCCACATATAGGATCTATCCCCATACTCATCAGCATACCATCTATCACCTTCATTGTCAACGAAAACATTATCATCTAACCCATCAGCAATAAAACCAAATGGTGCCATGTCCTGTTCTATCTGGTTTTTTTGCTCTTCGTATATTCTCTTCCTTACGTCATTATCGGTCATCTCTTTAAAATAATCTTGTGCAACTAACCATGCAAATATCACAAGACACATTGCTAAGTCATCATTACATCCCTCTTCTGCTTCAAATGAATTTGCTTTTTGAGCAAAAGTTGTCAACTCTGCGATAATATCATAATCATTAACTAATATTTTATCATCTTCTAATAGTGTTTTTAAATTTGAACAACCTAGTTTTTTAACAGCAGCTGTTGTACGAACACCTAACTGTGATTTTTTACCAGAAAATCCTTGACCAACTATTTGACCATTTCGACCTCGCATTGATGCCATAAGTAAATTATCATACTCCAAATCATATTGAAGAATACTCGCTACTTGATCTCCAATATCATTTACTTCCACCAATAGAAATGCTTGATTATATCCTCTTGCTACATCATATATGATGTTTGGAAATAGCATTGGTTTTATTTCGTTGTTTCGATATTTTGCTACTGCTTTATATGGAAAATTGGTAATATCAAAAACTATAAATGCAGAATAATCATTACCTAAACCACGAGCAACATCAACTGTGATAAGATAATTATGATCTTTAATTGGTTCTTCATAGATATCGAGACCAGCATTTTTCTTTAAAGGTTCTTCATATACAAGATTTCGAAGTTTTACTGAACTTATTAAGGTATTAACAGAACCTAAGAACTCACATTCAAATTCAATTTTAAATTGCTCTTCAGATGTGTTTGCAATTGTCTGTTCTTTCCATACTTGATCTCTACCAGGAACTTCACTCCAATGAACATCTGTTGGTGTATATTCATTTTTCCCTCTCTCAGCATCATGCCACAATCGGTAAAAATGATTCATACCACGAGGGGTAGAAACTATAATAACCTTTGTGCTTTGTCCTGATGTAATTGTAGGATATACAGACGCAAAGAAATCATCCGCAATATGATTTGGTATGAATGCGAACTCGTCTAAGAATATAACGTTGTAAGATCCACCACGAACAGCAGATGATGATGTAGAGTTTGCTGATATTTTTGACCCATTCTCCAATTCTAAAGAACCTTTATTCCAAGATATAATTCCTTGCTGCATCCATGAAGGTAAATTTTCATAAGCAAGTTGTAATCTACCCAATAAATCTCTAGCAGTTGATGCCTTGTTTGCTAGAACTGCGATATTAACATTATCATTAAATACTGCGTAATGTAAAAGATATGATATACAGGTTGTAGATTTACCTGTCTGTCGAGGCATTTTACATATATTAAATCTATTTTTATGAAATCTATCAATTAACTTCTCTTGAAAATCATACATGTTAAAAGGAACTAATCCTTCGTCAAGAGATACAATTTTTATATATTTTCTTGCAAAATAAACAGGATCATTCTTACACCTTACAAATTCAATGACATTATCTTCAGTGAATTCTATTGGTGTATTTGCTTTTTTTAGATTAGGATTACCAAGATATACATTATCAGACATGATGATTACCTATCCATCAACTTATTAATTCTCATATTTTTATCTTTTCTCCAGTTTGATGGTTCATAAGATGCCATTATATTCTCTCCACCACCTTGTCTTACTGCTTGTATTTTCTTAAGTAAAACTTGTTTTTTAATTAAATCTGCTCTTTTCTGTTTTGCTTTTAATGCTGGATCTTCTTTTGGTGGTTCATCATTCATTTCAGATATTTGCTCAGTTCCCTTCCATACACCATTTGATATAACAGGTCTCATATGTGTTGGACCTAAAATATCAATCACTTTAGCATATAAGTTACCATCAGAGTTTTCAATATCAATTGATTCGTTTTTCATTTGATTATTATTTGGTGTTATCTTTATTATTTAGAAATTGTTTCTTTATCATTTTTGACAGGTCTGACGTTGACCCAACAAATAAAGCATTGTTTGTTACTGTATTTGTTGTTTGTTTCTTATCCTCATCTACGTCTTTTACTTTCTTTTGTAGATCTAACAACTTGTCTGTTGTGTCTGCTACTGATTTAATTATTTGCCCTGCAACCTCATATGCCCTTGGACTCGCACTCTCTCCTGCTAGTTCCATAATACCATTTAGAGTTTCTTGTCCCTTCTCGATTAATGAATACAAATTGGCACGAGTATAATTGTAATCTTTCTCAATATCTCCAGATTGTTTCTCTTTCTTTTGTAATTGAATTTCTTTCTTTGAAGGCACAATTGCTTCAACTTCAGTATGAGTATTCAATGCTTCATCAATAGGATCGTAACTTGACATGGTATTCATTAGATATCACTTTGTTTTGTGGGACTATATGATTTGCCATCATCAAAGAATGAATCAAATTCATTGAATCCAAAGTCATCACCAGGAACAATCGCAGCATCATCAGCAGTTGTTAATAGGTTTATAGTTGATGATGATGTGTGTAATGCTGGAATTGAACTATCAAATCCCCTCTTAACAACTATAGTAGTAGAATCAACTATCTGTGATACTCTCATGATTTCACTATCAATTACAATTCGATCATTAACACTTAGAGAAGCGGAAGCTGTTACGCTTATTCTGGTTTCAGTAGTCGTTAAATCTTCTGTGATTGTTGTGGTTTCATCGTTATTATAATCTTTAAGTGCTTTTGGTGTGGCAACATAACGCATCTGTCTTCTTGCTGATGCTGCAGTATCTGTTGTATAATCCACCTGAACTTTCTTGATTAGACCATCACTGGTATCTGAAACAGGACCAAATAGATATGTTTTCGCAGTAAATTGTAATGTGTATATTAATGCTGTTCTTGTTGTAAAGTCTCCCTCATATTCATCTCTAAATGAAATGTTATCTAAAACAATTGGAACGTCCCTTTTCTCTCCAATTGAACTTACTAAATTAATTGTAATATTAAAAGATGGTTGAAAGAATGGTAATATCTGTTCGATGATTTGTAAAGCATCATCATTTAATTTTGAAAATATACTAAGTTCAAATCCAATATTGTATGGAACGGGCATGAAAACCTTTTTCAAGTTCGTGCCATCAGATGCCTTAAATGTTTGAGTAATACCAGATTTACGAGTCGCATCATATTGAATCGATGTCATTTCAAATGACATTCTAGGTAATGTTATAGCAACTGCTTTTGTTAAATTTGCTTGTTCTCTAATTTTTGCAAAAAACTTTTGCTGTGGACCATAAGCAAGACCTACTTTAGTTTGATCTAATGTGGTATTGTCAATATTTTCATGTTTAATAAAAATATCATTAAATAACGTACCAAAACCGATAATCGTTTTACGAACAATTTCGTGATAATAATAAGTACCTAACATCAATAATCTCCAAATGGGTTGTCTTCGGCAAAGTCAAGTAAATTTAATGCTTCACTTTCTATTTCTTTATTAGAATCAAAAGGTTCTTCAAAACTGTCGTCACTGTAAGATTCTACAACATATCTAGCTGATGAGATTGAACCAACAATAACCTCTCCAGCATTGAATTTGCCACTATTTAGAGATACTTGTAGTTCAACTGGTGGATTTACATTATCTATATCTACACGTTTCTTGAAGTTTCTGACTCTTGCTGTTGTTCCTGATGAGGATCCTGTTACAATTTCATTATAAAGATAAGTTCCAACTCCTGTTGTTGAAATACCTGAGAAGGCAACTGTAGGTGCCATTGTATAACCTAAACCTACGTTTGTAAATTGTACTGAATCAATTTTTCCATCATCATTAATAATTGATTTTGCGATTGCGGTTGTTCCACCAACACCAATCCCTCCTGTAAATGTAATTGTGGGTGCTACAGCGTATCCATCACCCCTGTTAGTCATTGTAATAGTTGAGATTCCACTATCAACAATTCCAAATGTAACTGCTGCACCAGCACCTCCACCACCATTTAATATGATTAACGGTGGATTATTTGCGTCATATCCAGAACCAGGATTTTTAATTCTTATCTCTTTCAGAGATTTAACTCCACCTCTTGATGTTGTGATAGCAACAGCTGTTGCTTGTTCTCCAGATGCAGGTGGAGATATTTCAACTGATGGTGCTGTCATATATCCAAAACCATCATTTATCAATGATATAAATCCAAGCATTCCAGTTCCACCAACCACAGCAGTTCCTGATGCTGTAATGGCAGTTCCAACTAAATTAACTGTAGTAATATATCCTTGATCTTCTACAGTATTATCAACCTCATCAATTGAAGTTTCAATAAGTTCGTTCTCATATTCATATAATTCACAACTTAATTCATAAACATAATTTTTTCCTAACTGATAAAATGGTTTCTCAGATTCAACTCTTTTAATTTCAAATAATCTCTCTCCAAGAGGGAAGTATATTAAGTCTCCTTCTTTTGGTCGATTGACTAAATCTTCAAAGGTGTAATCTGTTATGAGACCCTCTTTAATACCTGATGAAATACCTTCTAAAAATGGTGTTATAAACTCTTCAAATCTTTCTCTTGATATTGTTAAACTTACTTCATTTGTTAATCTTAATCCAAACTTAGTCATTAAATCGCTGTTTGGATTATAACCTTCATAGTTATTTAAATACGCTTCAAGAATAAACGAATCATCAAATTTTGACGACTGAACCTCTCGAATAATATTATCAGTCTTGAAAATTTTTCTAGGTAGATAATATACATCTATACCATAAATTTTCAACTGCTCATTAATTACATCTTGCAGTAAAAACTGTTCAGTTTTAGATCCTTGTAGAAAAAATGGATTTAATGCCATGCGTCACTATCCTATAAAATCGAGAGGTGGCAACTCATATTCGAGAGACATTCTTTGTTTTATATCTGCCAATTCTCTTTCAGCATCCTCATAATACTGTCTACCATTTAACTCAATTCCACCTGGTAATCGAGTTCCACTAAATTTCATCATATTCAATCCCCACTGTCTTTTAATTAGAAGTGTCAAGTATCTTTTTAAGAAACTATCATTAAAAACTTTTGTAAAATTAGCAGGGTCTAATGCTCGTTGGCAGTCAATCACAATAAAAGTATTTTTTGTTTGAGATTTCCAATCAATATCTAAATATAACCTATTTTGTCTTTTGTTAAATCTTATTTGCTTATCTGGGGATAATAAAAAATCAATATCTTCCAAATATCTCTTCGTCATTGTATATTGAAGTAATTCAACTGAATTGAAATAATAGAGATCGTTTAAAAATAATTGATATTTAATACTAAACATTCCACCTGATATTGAACTTGTATCAAATTTAAATATTCTTTCAATTCCTATGACAGAATCTGGAACTTGAATAAAATTAGAGTTTTCATAGAAATTAGAAGTTATTGTTCCAATTCCGCTTACATTTGCAGTTCCTGTTGTTGTAACTATTCCAACACCATCTGTTCCACTTCCACTTGCTCTAGCAATATCATCTTCAGTTATTAAATATTTTAAATACATTCTTTCAACACCATCAAAGTGTCTTTCATTGAAATACTGAACAGCATCATCAACTAAATCATCAATTTGATCATCATCTACATTTATTTCTAAAACAGGTGCACCTAGTTGTCTTAAACAATAGTCAACTAGTTCCTGTCTAGTGTTTGGTTTTGCCATTAATACGCTCCTCCATCAATCAATCCAGCAGTTAATGTTCCAGTTACATTCTGGTTTCCTGTAATAGTTAGTAAAGTTCCGTTAAATGTAAAATTGCCATTATCTTGAAGTTCACCATCTGTTCCAGCATAAACAACACGACCAGCAGTTAAATCAGAAACTTTTACTGAATTGGCAGTTAAATTTCCAGTAATGTTTGCTCCACCATTTGCGTCTATAGCATTGGTAAATGTTGACACACCAGAGGTAACAATTATACCAGAGGCAAAAGTCGCAATTCCAATAAATGTTGAAATTCCACTAACATTTAATTCTGTAAATGTATTTGGACTATTTGAAATTGCAGTTTCTATTGTTGATGTTGTTACAGCATCTAAAGAAACAATATTTTTTAATTGACGAGCAGGAGATAATACCTCAGTGTTTCCTACAAAAATAGATCCAAAAGTACCAATACCTGATATATTAACTTGTCTTCCAGAAACTTCATCATATACAATATCATCCTTTACAAATAAATCACCACCAACATACATGTCACCAGATGTTGTTACAACTCCTACAAATGTAGATAAACCTGTAACCTGAAGACCACCAGCAATATTTACATTCTTCGCTATTCCTACGCCACCAGATATTTTTAATGCTCCTGTTGCTGGACTTGTAGAGTCTGTCACATTAGAGAATGATGAAATACCAGTTATAATAGTTGTGGCAGAATCAATTTTCTCAGTTAAAACAAATCTTTCAGTAGTTAAATCCCATACTAATATTAAACCATCTTCAGTTTTTCTTGTCGAATTGACATCACTTAAGTTCGCTAATCTAGTCGGAGGTGCCGAAGCATTAGATAATACTCTAATTACATTTTGTGAACCAATTCGATCATTAATAGTTGTCATTACCTTGTTACTCCAGATCTGACGAGTGCTGTTCCTTCTATGGCTTTATATTCCTGACCGCCAGAAGTTATTATCTTTACATCATATACGTATCTTCCAGGTTTTAATGATACTGTGTTTGCAGCAGTTAGTGATATAGAAATTATACCTGTTTCAGCATCTGCAACAGTAGTAGCAAAGGAAACTTTATTTTTAGCTAATGAATGTTTTCTAATCATCGCTGTTGTTGCTGCTCCAGCCAAATTTAAGAACTCGTTAGAGCGAGTATCCTCTAATTGAAAGGAAGTATCAAAGTCAAACCCTTGCTCAATTGTGATATTGGATACATAAACTGCCATTATTAATCAATACATTTTTAAATATTTATATCTAAGAAGATCTATTGATTAGTTCTCTTAGTAATGACTTTATTTCGTCAACATCTGACCTTAGTTTTTGTATTTCTTTTTCTTGATATATTTTTTGTTCCTGCAGTTTTTTATACTGCAGGTAACCTTGTGTGTCTGTATTTACAATCGCACCTGACTTCTCATCTCTATAGAGATGTTTGTGACCTTCAACTCGAATCATTATGCTAAAGCAATAACTCTTAGATCTTTAAATATTGGAGGATATGCTTCGTTAGTTCCACTAGATACAATCTTAATTTGGAATCCTACAAATTCATCTAAATTATCTATCGTAAATTCATATTCACTAAATTCACCCTCTTTATTTGGAGGTACAGGGACATCTGGTCTTCCATCATTTAATTTAGGATCAACGACAATCTTATCAATACCTACATTTTTTAAGTTATTAAAACCAGGAAATAGTTCATATGATTGATCTACTTCACTTGAATCTGTCTTGAACAGACGATACAAAGCTCTAAAGTCTGCTGATTCATGTCGATAAGCACTTACTAATACCTTTAATGATGTTGATGCTTGTTTTAGATTTACCTTTTGTGAGATGTAACACGCAGAATGTGGATCATTTGATATGGCATTTGATCTAGAATCTGTAGCATAATCTAATATTGGTTTATTTAATCGATTTCTTAAGAATCTAAATGCACCATTCATTGTATCCAATACTGGTGATAAGTTAGAGTCAGTGGTGCTAAATCTAGTCAACAATGTAACAGATTTACTTCGAGG